GACCTTGTCCTAGCCCTCTGCTGTGCGGCCTGGTACGGGGTCAATGGTCCCAACGTCAAGGTCAACCCGGCTGTCGGCGGGGCCATTCCCATCCTCCAGGCCATGGAGTCGAACCCCCACGCACTTCCGACCTGACCCTCTGCCGCATAGCCCCGGGTTGCCTTCTCTCCCTCGATAGTGTAAGGTTAGCCACAGATAGGGGTTGTAGACGGTGGTAGTTCCAGCCTCACCGAAGAACAACGGGACAATGGTCAACCAGCCGCCAGCGGCCTCGGTTGACCTTTCTCGTGAGTACGTCTCGGCCGGATACAGCTTTGCCTGGCAGGGCGCTGCACTCAAGACTCTACCCCATCCCATTGACGACCTCTCCGCCGACCTCGGTACCGACATCTACACTCGAATGATGCGGGACCCTCAGGTTGACGCAAGCGTAACCCTTCTCCGGGCTGCAATCCTCGAAGATGGCGTGCAGTTCTCCTCGGCCATTGAGGATCAGGAAGAGGATGGCTACGAGTTAGCCATGGACATCCGCAATGAGGCGGAACAAATGTTCGAGGATTTGGCCCAGCCATTCTCGGACGTCCTCTGGGACCTGTCCTCCTCGGTCGCCTACGGCAATCGGGTAGCAGAGCAGATCTACGAGCTTCGAACGGCGCACACAGCCAAGAAGAAGTTCCTTCAGCTGGCCAGCCTCAAGGTCAAGCCTCTCAAGTCCGTCGCGTTCGTGGTAGACCAATTCATGAACGTGGTTGGACTTATGCCGACCATGAACGCCCGAGGCTCCTACGGCCCCGTCGTAGATCCCTCGGCCCAGGAGATCCTCCCTCGGTCGAAGTTCCTGATCCAGACCTTCCGTCCTCAGGACGGCGATCCCCGAGGTACTTCGGCCATTCGGTCTGCCTACACTGCTTGGTGGCGGAAGTACCAGATCATGCCTGAGTACATGCGGTTCCTAGCCCAGTTTGCTGGACCCGCACTTATCGGCTACTCGCCCGAGGGCGCAGTAGCTCAGCCTCAGCTTGACTCTGAAGGCAATCCGGCCCTCGATGAGACCACCGGCCTTCCGAAGCCGGCCCTCACTCCTGAGCAGGCCATCCTGAATGCCCTCATTACCTTCCGATCTTCTACAGTCTTGGCTTTGCCCTTCTCAGCCAAGGTTGACTTGATCCAGTCCAAGGGTAATGGTGAAGCCTTCCTCTCCGCCATCTCAGGATGCAACCAGGAAATCACGAAGGCCATTCTCACCCAGGAACTGGCCACGGAACAGAGCGATAACCAGGCCCGCGCCGCCGCCCAGGTCCACCAAGATGTGCTTGACACCCTTATCCGCCAGGGCAAAGCCTCATTCGGCCGGATGCTCGTTCACGATATCCTCCGCCAGTGGATTGCCTTCAACTGGGGCGAAGATAAGGTCAAGCTGTGCCCCCGAGTTACCCTCGGATCAACAGAGGAACAAGACCGCCCAGAGATGGTACGAGCTATTGCCACGCTGTTCTCTTCTGGGTACCTGCATCCTTCGCAGCTCGGCGCAACTGACCGCATCCTTAGCCTCCCGGTTCGCGACTTGACTGGCGACCCGGCTCCGATGCAGCCTGGCCTCGTTGATCCAGCCGCAAAGCCTGGGGGCCAGCCCGGCCAGGACGGGTCTCCACCCGACGAAGAAGATAATGCTAAGGCCCCGGGCCAATCCGCCCCGGTCCGAACTGCGCCGCGTCAAGGAGGAAAGTGATGGCGGGACTGCTTGATTTGGTCTGCTCCACGACGTGGGCCATTCGACCCGAGATGCTCGAGGCAATCGTGGCCCTCGTAAACCGCGAGGATGTCTCTCGCGCCGTTGTGGCCAACGCGGCCCACTTCTCTGAAGGTCGCGTGCGTGAGGCTGCTCGGGCTATGGTGACCCAGATCCCCATCCAGGCAGTCGGTGCCCGAGGGTCCATTGCCGTTGAGGGCTCCCACAATCTTCTCCGACGGGGGTCTACCGCCATCGTTCCGGTCACTGGAACTATCACGCGGTACTCTACCCTTATGAGTTCCATGTCGGGGTCAGGTCAGAGCGTGGAGACCATCTCTAGGGACTTCAATCGGGCCCTCGATGACCCCGCCTTCACGTCGATCCTTCTGAATATCGACAGCCCCGGTGGGGAGTCCAGCGGCATCGCCGAACTTGCCGACATGATCTACCAGGCCCGTTCGATCAAGCCGATATGGGCTTACGTCTCAGACCTCGGGGCTTCAGCCGCCTACTGGATTGCATCTGCCGCAGAACGTGTTATCATAGCCGAGACAGCGGCCCTCGGCTCCATCGGATGTGTGGCTGTCTTTAGGAATCCTGCGGGCGACAAGAACTCAACCCTCGAGTTTGTCTCTTCAGTTTCTCCCAATAAGCGCCCAGACCTCTCGACTGAGAAGGGCCGGGCTCAAATCCAGGAACTGGTTGACACCCTCGGCGGCATCTTCGTAGACACGGTCGCGCGAAACCGCGGGGTTACTTCAGACACGGTTATCAACGAGTATGGAGCCGGCGGTCTCAAGGTTGGCAAGGACGCGGTAACTGCTGGGATGGCCGAGGCCCTCGGTTCGTTCGAGGGCACCCTCGCCGAGCTGGCAAATCAGTCTCAGCCGGTAGCTCCGGCACGGCCGATGAGGAGGGCCGCATCAATGGGTCTACGCGAAAAGTTTTTGGAGCTGATCGGCGACCTGCCGGTTGAGGCTCAGGAGGAGACTACCGTGTCTGCGTCCAACGGTCAGACCGTCGTTCCGACCCCCACGGCCTCGGCCCTTGTCCCGAGTCCCGCTCCGGACGCTAACGCGGCCCGGGTGGCGGCCCTCGAGGCTGAGAACCGGCGGCTGCGCCTTCAGAACCACCAGGTCCAGGCTGCCGCGTTTGCGGACCGAGTCATCAGCGAGATGCGGGCGTTCCCCGGCGAGCGCGAGCACCTGATGGCCCTCTACGTGCAGGCTGCCCTGGACGACGAGCACGGGCCTGGCCTGGACGGCACGCTCCGCACCCAGCTGATTGTCAACGCTGTAGCGGCGCGTACCTCGGTGAAGCACCTGACTGCCGAGGCGCTCAGCCCGATGACCCTCGCGGCTATTCAGACTCACGCGGCCCCGCCGAAGAGTGCGGATGCTCCGATCACGCCAGAGCGGCGGGCCCAGCTCCACGGCTACTCGACGATTGGCCGGAATCTGAACGGCTCGGCCAACTAGGCTCTGCCGGGAAGCTGCTGATCTGAAGCGCCTCTAGTACGTAGACCCACTGGGAGCAGTCAAAATGCCTACGTCCGCCCAGGACACCTTCAGCAACAACGTGGCGTGCTACCCGTTCTTCCGCGCGGAGGAGCAGCACGTTCTCAACGTCAAGCTGGCTCCGTCCCTCACCCTCGCCGCGGGCACGATCCTCGGTGAGCTGTCTGCGACCCCGGGCACCTACACCGAGTATTCCTCGGCTGCCACGGACGGCTCGCAGACCCCGAAGCTGATCCTTGCCCGGGACGCCGTGACCGACGGCTCGTCCAACGTGACCCGAGCCGGCGAGCATCGGGCCACGGTCAAGCACGCACCGGCGCTCTTCCCCAAGGGCGCGTTCAAGACCACCGAGCTGACGGGCTTGGACGCCAATGCTCTCACCGTTCTGCAGGGGGCCCTGGTTCAGGGGACCCTGGCCGACGGCATCGTTCAGTTCTAATCCCCAGAGGGGCTCTGGAGCCCCTCGGGGCTAAGCCCGGAGGGAAGTGAGGGAGAACCACAGTGTCTGAGTTCGGGTACCCGACCAGTAACGAACTGCGTGAGATCGCGCAGGACAAGATGCCTCGCCTTGAGGGCGAGCGGCCGATCTTCCAGTACTTCCCTATCGAGGAAGCTGACGCCGTTCAGCTTACCTGGGAGCAGGAAGACAACTGGATGGGTCTCCAGCAGGTTCGCGGCATCGGTGGCGATCCGCCGCGGATCAACAAGGTCGGTCTCAAGCGGTACACCATGCTCCCGGGCATCTACGGCGAGTACGAGCCGATTGACGAGATCGAGCTGATGGAGCGCCGCCGGATGGGTACCTGGGGTACCCCCATCGACGTGTCAGACTTGGTGGTTCGTGCCCAGGACCGCCTCCTGATGCGGCGCCGAGACCGGATCGAGTCCATCCTGTGGACCCTCGTTCTCTCTGGCGTCTTCTCTGTGGCTGGCCCCTCGGGCGCCGTGCTCCATACGGACGCTTATACCACTCAGACGTTCAATGCCTCGGTGGGCTGGGGCACGCCTGGCACGGCCACGCCATTGGCTGACTTCCGAGCCGTCCAGCTCAAGGCCCGTGGCCACTCTGTGGACTTTGGCCCCCGCGCCAAGGCCTACATGAACCGTGTGACCTTGAACAAGATGCTCGCGAACACCAACGCCGCCGACCTGTATGGCCGTCGGACCGGGGGCTTCGCGACCATCAACGCGCCGGCCGAGATCAATGCGCTGTTTGCCGGCGAGGGTCTACCCCAGTTCGAGGTCTACGACGAGGGATACCTCTCCGAGCCCGGCGGCACGTTCGTTCCGTACATCCCGGACGACGTAGTGGCAGTGATGGGCGTGCGCTCGAACGGTGCGCCGATCGGCAACTACCGCATGGTCCGCAACGTGAACAACCCGGGCATGGCTCCGGGCGCCTA